GATGCTAAATCTGCATCTGCCTTCATCCATTCATCCTGATATTGGTCAAAAAATATAATAGTTCCTGTCGCTATTGTCTCTCCAGCTGTTCCTGCGACAACTACAGAATCATAAGACACCGCACCACCATTTACTATACTATCCACATAAGCTTTAGTTGTAGGATTATTTGCAGTAAGTGGCGTAGGTACATTCCAATATCCACTTATTGTTTCATCATTTCTTTTCACAGCATATTCTGCAAACAAACAAGGAGAGTCTGACAAGATAAACACTGATTGAGCTGCGTGTCTCAAAGCTAACGTACTAGAAGCCACACAAGATGAGGCACTAGGGCTTCGTGTAAGACCTCTTGAGATACCTGTGAGCGTAGCGGAACCGTCACTGTTTTGTGTTATACCTGTAAATGATACAAACTCTGATTTTCCTGCTACTTGTGGCTCAAGAGTTCCATATCCGATAGTAGTACCAAGGTATGTCATGTTATATGGAGTGTTTGATACAGGCTCCTTAAAAGAAGATAGTGTTATAGAAGTATCTGTTGAAGATACAGAACCTTTTAATCTATATGTTCCACCACCAGAAGGACTGTAAGCACCAAAGTTTGTCTCCTTACTTGGAGTTTCTACAACTGGTTGCACTACATCAGCTTGATTGTTAAATCCCAACAATGAACTTATAGTAAGTCCTATTCCTACTACTCCTGATAAAATTGTTTTTAGTATTTCCATAATATATATTATAACATTTATTTTCTAATATGTGTTGCGTGTTGTGACGCAATTTTTACATTTGTACCAAAGCCTATAATCTCCCAACGTGAATCTACTTCTGATGAATAAAATTCAATTGCATACTCAAAGCAATTTACTTGGTCAACATCAAGAATGGCTCTAAACTTAGGAACCAAGTCTTGATTACCGCCCTCTGGTATAATTCCATTACCTAATGGGTTATCCCCAAGTGAAGAATCACCTAAGGAAGGAGGATAAACTCCAAGCCAACTAGAAGCAGGCTCACTATTTGAACTCACTATCAAATCTCTTGTGTCTTCACCACCTTGATAGTCATAATATACTCTGGCATTTAATTCGTTTCCTTCATTCATATATCCTTCGACATAAATACCTTCAAATGTTTTTAGTTTTGTTCTTTCTCCATGTGAATTATAAGCAAAGAAAGCTCTTGCAGAATAAGGTATAAATTCTCCTGAAGTGTGGTCATCTGAATAAATACCAGTGTCCCATATTTGATATATTTGAGGGTTAATATTTGAATGTCCATAAATTACCCCATTTATAACAGCAAATCTTGATACACCTCGTATCTGTGGAGGTTGCCATAGTCTTTCTGATATTACAGAACCATTTTCGTCAATAGATTCTCTAACTTGATACATCCAATCTCTGGCATTGTTTGGGGCTGTAATATAAACAGTCTCACCGTCATTATCAGATATCACTCTAAGATGTCCTCCTGTAAAATCATCTTCTGATAACTCATTTTGTACTGTAATAGAAAGACTTACAGGCTTTAATGAATCTATATTTGCAAAAGAACCTAAAGCTCGCAGTCTGTTTTTTTGGTCAAGCCATATAAAATATTCTCCTAAGTTATCTATAAATTCATGTGCTAGACAAGATGTCAAAACAGGTAATCTTTTCTTCTCAATTTTTTGAATGATACTACGAGTAGCAGAACCTCCTGATGTAGTAATAGAAGTAGCACCTGATTGAGCAAGAGTAAGTGCATCATTTGGAGTTACAACATACATTTCACTATCTCCCGCAAAAAGAATAACTTTTCCGTCTTTTTCTCCTATTCCTTTTCCTACACTATCCATAATTACGGCATCTGGGTCACCAACTACCAACCCACCTGTGTTTACAAAGTTTAAAAAACCTAAAGTACCACTTATTGTAATATCAGCAGACACATAAACTACTCTTGATGAGTAAGAACCTACCCATAATTGATTATTTATTGTCTTACAAAAATCTGCTTTGAAATTATTAATAGGCACGTTATCTCTAACCATTACAGACTGAATAATTATTGAATCAACTGCAAGACTAGAAGCATCTCCTGTCACTCCAGTTAAAGTTGTACTATTTTCTCCTCCAGTATAACTGTATTCTGTCCCATTTATAATTATTTTCTTTTCGTTTCCAGTAGTAATTACAGTATTGACTGATATTGTTAAATTAGTTCCAGAACCACCTGAAGTAGTTAGATTACTACCTGCACTATATCCACTTCCACCATTTCCTAAAACAATACCAGTTACACTATCTGAACCACCAATGGAAGTAACTATCACAGTACCTAAACTACCACCTCCTCCAGTAACTGTAATTACATCGCCAACATTATATCCAGAACCAGCATTTGAACCAATACTTACGCTAGAAATTACGCCAGTATTGCCTTGGAAATTAGTTGCAAAACCTAATTCTGCCCATGTCTCAGAACCGCTTTTTGTTATTGTATCTACTGTAGACGAAGCAACCTTTGCCATGCCACCAGACCAATGAAGTATCTTATGATCACCTCGAACCATAACTAATCTATCTGTTTTTTCATCATTATCCCACCAAGTATCAAAAACAAATCTAGTATATGTTGTTGCTGGAGATGTAAGTGTAGATGTTTCTAGTAAATCATACCAAATATATGTTCCTGAAGACAAAATGTCAGACTCAACTTGTAGCTTGTTGTTACAAACCCTCAAAGGTCTGAGTGTTCCTACGTTAGTAGACCATTCAAAAGATGATTTTACCCCTGCTTCTGTACTGTCTATACTTCCTCTGCGTAAAACACCAGGACGTACAGCAATAGTTCCTCTAATAGTCTTATAAACATTTTTAGAACCTCGTATAAGTAAATCAGGTGATATCTTTGTATTATCACCAGCACTGTTGTAACCTCTAAAATTGTCTATTATTTTAAAATTCATTTTTTATATTATCTCCTATATGCTTTATACCATTGTGTTTTTGGCTTTTTTGATTGACTAGGGTGTTCTGTTTGGTATTTACCATATAATCCTGTACCAAGACTAGGGTCGCCAAGTTCTGTTCTAGCCCAACTAACATCAAATGTACTATTCTCACTTTCTATCTGTTGTGCAGCTGCGTTTAAACATTCAAGTAAGAATATTTGAGATTCATCTGTATCAAAAACTAATATATCGTTATCACTTGTTGTTCTACTAAGCCAAGTACCAGAAGTATTTTTAACAAAGTATTTTGAATAGTATTTTATATCAAATGGTCTGCCGATTGAAAAAACGATATTGTCTACTCTTATACCAGTCATAGCTGTTGAGTTAGCTATTGTTATTCTAAATGAGTCTATTGTACTCGGTGATACTGTACCTGTTTCTGTTGCAGAAGACCAAGAGAATTTAACTAAATTCCAACCTACTTTAAAAGCTGTTGCATCTGCTTGTGTTGTTTGTGCAGTAGAAGTCCAATAATTGGTAGTTAAATCATTTCCCCATCTTGCTGTGATATTTGTAGGTACAGAAGGTAAATATACCCATACAAATATATCTGCTACTTCATCTTCATCAGTCAAATCGACTTGAGTCATAGTAGTATTTTGTATTCCATCACCAGTAGCTACCAGATTGAATTTTACAGAACCATTACCAGATACTTTAAATATAGTATCCTGTGCTACGCCAGTGGCAGAACCATGAGCAATCCAAGTACCATTATCGTCAACATCATTTAGACTGTTTAAAACCTTACCGCCACGAGAACGCCAGTTTAACCTTAAATATTTTGTTCCATCATTTGATTCTATTGATACTCTTTTTTCTTCTATCTCTTTGAGAAGGTCAAAATCTTCTGCAAATCGTCTACCAACATAATCTCTCGAACTTCTATTATCCTGTGGAAACAAATCTATTGGTTTTTTAAAATCTGATGCCAAAGCATAGTTATACACATCATCATGAACCAAATTAGACAATGCGGATATTCTGATAGTAGATATAGGGTCTATTTTAGTGAGCATAGTGTTGCCAGCTCTTTCAATTAAATAATCTATATCACCAATAGAAGCTTCTTTAGCTCCATGTAAAAGTCTTTTTATATGAAATTTAGCTTCTCCTATTGTTGTCATATTATTTTAATTAACGTGTATAAACACAATCTGTAACTAATACAGTTGATGATGCTGATGCTGTTCTACCTGTTACTGCACCTGTGAAAGGTAAGTCCGTATTCAAACCAAAACTCATTTCTGATGCGTAATTTGAAGTAGTTGCGTTAGGTAGTGAATAACCTTGTCCAGATACTGCTGTACCTCCTAGAGATAGAGAAAGTGTGTTAGTTGCATTTAATGGTTGTTTAATAGTAGCCCATGCTCGTCTTGAGTTATCGGACAAAAGAGTCCTGCTTTCTTGATGTCCTATAACAACAACAGAATGAGTTACACTACAAGCTGATGATACAAAACCATTTCCACCACCAAAGTTTTTACTAGTTACAAAGGCAGATATTATCAAAACAACTACAAATAGTATTGATGTTACCCCTAATGCTTTTAAAGAATTTTTCATTTTAAATGATTAATAGTTAATTTTTTAATTGAGCCAGGCTCATCAGAATCCCCGAAGGGACTCTGTGAGCCAAGCTCTAAAGATTTGGACAAGAACCATACGCAGAGTACATAGCCCCTGGTGTAGTTGATGCTTGAAATCTTTGTGCTGTAGCAGTAGACGTCGCATAAAATTGCACACAACCTACTACTAAAGTTGAAGTAGCTGTATTTGAAGTTGTTACATTCAAAGTCCCACCCCCAAGAACAACGTCACCTGTTGAAGTGAAAGTTGTTCCTCTTACTTCTCCTGCATTAGGAGAAATGTTATCCGCACTGATACCATTTTGGAAACGAGTACCTCCGCCCAAATTAGATTCTGATTGATTACCACCAACCAGACCAATTATTGAGAATATAAGTGCAAGCACCGCAATTCCTCCAATGATTTTATTTGTCATATTGGTTGATGATTAAGTGATAATTAAGCAGTTCCGTTACTTCCTACAATTCCAACCCAAGTACCAGCATAAACTCTTTCTGAGAATCTAGCTCTGTAAAAAGCTCTACGCTTTCTATCTACTTCAGGTCCTACATATCCGTTTTGGATAGGTACACGAACAGCACGAGTAATACTATGCATCTTTGAAACTACAAAGTATGAAGTATCACCATTTGTGTTGTAAGTGTTGTAATCTTCGTCTAACCATTCAGAAGCACCAACTACAAGACCAGGATAAACCTTTGAAATGTAGTTAATATCATTCTCTCCAGTACCAGGCTTCATATCAGAAGCTGTGATAACCATAAGAGTAGGATGTAATACTGAAGGTCCAAGAAGACCGTCTGCATGACATGAGCCAAGAGAACCGTCTTGTGCTTTTTGCACTCTTAGAGAGTGTATCAAAGTTGCGAGGTTATCTGCTGATGCTGCACCAGTTTCAAGGTTATCAACAGTATCTCCTGAGAGAGCTGTGTGTGAGTTTGCTATAAGTGCTGAACCATCTGGAGTTGTTACACCAGAAAAAGCGTCAGCATAAGACCTAAAGAAAGCGTGCTTGTCTCTTGAAGTTCTAGCTCTTATACCTAATTCACTAACCCATTTTTCAACCATACCATAAGCCTGTGAAGACTCTTGATATCTTTGTGGAATTGCTATATCCCTGTCGAACTCAAGCATTTCTGCTGTAGTTCTGTTTCCAACACGAACAGTTGCCTCATCCACTTCTTCATCTTCTGAAGTTTCTTCAAAATCACCAGGACCCATTGATTCTGCATACTGTACAGTAAGCCAATCAGTGTTGTCTTGTTTAAAAAACAATGAATTATCAGCTCGGACTTCTCCAGGCTGTTTGTCCATTTCGTAAGCTGAACCGAAAATCTCATCAAGACCTGAGCCTGTTGTGATCCCTACGTTCGCTACTACTTGTCTAATTACTCCACCCATTTTATTTTAATAATTAATTTATAATTAAGCTTGTGTAAGCTCACCAAAACCTACACCCCAAGTTGCTATCATTGGAGTAAAGAATACCATTCCATCTGTTACTCTTATATCCAACATACACAAACCATGAACGTCTGTATCAGTTCCTTCATCCTCGTCAACAGTCAAAACGCCCGCAGCTGTCGAAGCAGACCTATCAAAAGTTACTTGGTCAAACAATAGAGCCAATATTTTAGCATCTGTATCAACGTTTGCTACTGTAGTTGCCTTTGCTTCTAGTATAGTTCTACCAGATGATATTAACTCAACGTCGATAGTACCATTTGCAGAAGCAGTGTTTGCTACACCACCATTTTTTGATACTCCTATAAATACATCTGTCTCTTGTTCTGGGTCACCATCGAGACATAGACCAACATAGTTAGTTCCAGTTCCAATAGCACCTTTTATTGCATCACCAGGAAGTGGAGAAACAGCAACGTTAGCTTCTGTTCTGAAGCGTTGTACTGTAGCACCACCCTTTAAAATTCTTACATTATTTTCTGCCATTTGTTTCCAATTAAGTTCACCCAACTCAATGGGTCTAATAATTGGACAATGACTCTATTTTTGTAGTTTTCTTGATTTCCAAGTTTTATCAGTAGAATCGTAATACTCTTCGTAAAACTTACCTTTGTAAGACTTAGTCTTTGGGTCAAAAGAATAGCCTCTCTTTACCAATAAATCCGATTGAGGATGTTCTGGTATTGTAGGAGTCAAAACTGCTTTTTTAGAACCCATTTTAGGAGAAGCAAATTGTATTAAACTTCTCTTTACTTCAGATTCTTTTCTTAAAAGAGTACCTTTCATAGAAAGTACATAAGCATCTTGAGCAGATAACTTATTGTTATCAACATAATGCATCATTAGTTTAAAATGGTCGTCATTTTTAGCTAAAGCCATTACATCACGCTCGATAAATGTTCTCTGTATTTCAGACTGTACAACAGTCTTGGTATCAGCTTGTACTTCTTTTTTAGGTTTTATTTTAAGAATTTCAGCAGGGTCTTGTCCTAGTTCTGTCACTCTTTCAGCTACTTTCTTTAATGTAAAGATAGCTTTTTCAGCTTCAGAACGAGACTCTTTTCCTGTAACTTTCTCAAGTTCACCTTTAAAGTCAATGTCCTTTGCTTCATTTTCAGATCCTTCTGATTCCTCTTCGGTTTCTTCAGATTCTTCTAATTCAGCTTCCTGACTTTCGAGAGAGGTTTCTCCAGTGTCAGTTTCTGTTTCTAATTCCTCTTGTTTTATTTCATCTTCCATAGTTTTTTTGTCTTCCTAGTCCTTGTCGGACTCAATGGTGAACTGGGGAAGTTCCAGTACACCATTGAATCTAACAAGGAATTATCTTATAAATTTTTACAACGCTTTATAAATTGTTCTAATATATTCAAATTATACAACATTGCTCTACCAAACACCGAATTTCCTTCTACTGCACTTTTCTCAAACATTCTATCATTTGATAAAAATCTGACTTCATTTGTCATTACTTGCCAAAGAAAAGATTTTTCAAATGAATTAGCATCATCTTTTAATTGAAAAACCTCCTCATTCGTTAGTCTTCTACCTTTTAAATAAGTACCTTGATTTGTAAAAGTAATTATTTCATCAGCATTAATAGCTACCAAAAGATTTTTAACTAAATATTGAATTAATTTTAGTTTGAGATAGTTCATTATTCTTTAAGACCCATTATGTTTTTCTTACCTTTGTCTTTCATTTCTTTACTTTTTTTAACAGCTTCAGTGTGTTCAGATATAGTCCTTATAAGACCACCTAGAATTTCATAAAGGGCTGGCAGAGCAATATCGCTTTTTAGGTCTACTTCTTGAATTTCAAGTTGTCTTTGATAATGTTCTATTCTCATCAATTCTTCTTGTTTTATGGCAGCTCTATTGCCATTAATTAAATCAAGAATATCTTTTGCTCGTCTGTATTTAGCACCGTTTACAAATACAGCTTCATTCTTTTCATCTATTACTGGCTGTGATTTTCTTAGTTCTTCACGCCTTTCTTTGTCAATGTTCTCTTCTTTTTTCTTTAAAAATGTTTTCATAATCTTCCAATTATCTTCCTAATAATAACTAAACTGGCATATAGCCATGTCCTTCACTAAACGTTCCTCCTAAAGCCGTATAAGCTTCTTTAACAGACTTATATTCTTTAGAATCAACCATTTTAACTGCTCTCTTATACTTATCAGCAGTAGCATAAAATAGTTTTGAAACCTTTTTAGCACTTCCTAGTCTTTTTGTTACTTTCTTTGCCATTTTATTTGTTAAATATTAATATTCTCCATCGCACTCGACTTCATTATGCGACTTGGTAGGTCATTACCTCCCTGATCCTCTTGTTGAGGAATCAAAGCATTAGCCACTTTTTGAATATTTGGCAAATATTTTGATGCCTCACCTTTTATTAGAGGTTCAAACAGAAAATCTCTTGTAATTTTAAGCTGTGATTCTGGGTCTTGCTGTACCAAAGGGTTTGCTATCGCTCGGTCATATGTTTCAAGTTTAAATGCTCTCTCAAATGCGTCGTTTCTTTGTAAAACTCTATCTGCATCAATAGTTATTAAGTAGTCCATCATAGCAAAAGCGTACGGGTTGACTTCGTATATTTCTTCTTCATCACTAGCATTATCAAGCATTTTATATTCTTCCATTTCTCTTTCAGCTTTTGACATAACTTTACCGGCAAATCTATCAGTAAAAACTATTTTTGATGTTTTATTCTTACCACCTTGTATTTTACCGTCTACAAGAAAAGTCTTATAACTCATTTCACCTGTTATTTCTTTTATTTCACCAATAGATTGATACCGAATAATGTCATCTACTACAAGTGAGCCAATTTCCTTGACCATAAAACCTATCATTTTACTAGCAATACCGAGATTGGTTTGAGCATTTTGTTGCAATAGTATTGATTCTCTAGCTGTCTTCTCTACTTGACCGCCTTGTCCTTGTAATTGTGAATCTTGTGATGATTCTGTAACAGACCTTTCGGCTTCTCTTAATGCACCCAAAGCTGCACTAGGGTTTGATATGTTTATAGGTTGTATCTTTGCATCTCTGCCTATTTCTGTGTTAGTAGCAGGAGCCATAACACTTCTATCAATTATTCCAGCCCCCATAGTTATTGTAGGAGGAAATGTAGATAAGAATGATGAATCAAAATACATTTGCCATTCTCTATCAACAGCCTCTTGGTCGTTAGACATTTTAGCTACCAAAGACTTGTAGTAAAAGAATTTCATTTCATCAATAGGTTCATAGCCAAATTTAACAAGATTATACTTAGGCTTATTATTATTAGTTCTGTGAGCAATAGGGTTGTAGTCTATGTTATCACTACCAAAATATACACCACCAACAAATTTTATCTCTTGGTCTTTTCGTCTATTCTTATATACTATTTTTTCAACAAGACCGTCGTTAGGGTCTTCTATATCATAAAAATTACCGTCTTCATGTAAAATAACTTTCTTACCAGCTTGTACATATCTAAATTGCTCGAATTGTCCACATTCTGCTTCTGCTGTGCCATAAGATATAAGGTCTTTTTCCATTATCCAGTCTTGCTTTTGTAGTTCAAATTGATATGGATTTTCTATCATCACATCATCAGCACCTCGGAGAGAGTGTTGAAAGCCTGTGAATATGTCATCAATTACTTTCTTTAGTTTGTCTCCTTCCCATATATCTTGCCATGACATAGTGTAATCAACTTGAAAGAATGTTACAGGGTTTACTAGACCAGATATAACAGCAAATAGGAATGTAGTCTCGTAGTTAGAGCGTTTAATGTTGTATTCTATCAAATCACGCATTACATTAGCCACCTCTCTATCTTGTTCATCAAATTGATTTTGAGCAAATACATGAGGGATTATAAGTTGTGCAGTTAAGTGTGCTGCTGTAGATATAACTTTATTCCTTGTTATTGGTCTTATACCATTCCATCTCCAATCATCATCTCCTTCATAAGGTTCTGGTGTCCATGATAACCATGCTCTTTGGTCTTCATTAGTTCTTTCTATTACAGAACGATTATTAAATTCTTTGTATGAAGTAGTTAAATTAGTTTCTCCGTCTTGGTATTTTTGTTTAATGGCAAAAGTAAGTTCACGAATGCTATCGCTTGGTTGATAAGCAGACAAAGGAGAAATGATATTATTTTTTTCTATTAGAATATCGCCTAACACTTTTTTAAATTAATAACGATACTTCCTTTCGTTACATATATTATAACATAAAATAATTTGTAAAGCACAAATGTCAATTATTTTCTTTTAATCCATATTGGTCGTGTCTGTATTATTCTTTCATCTCTAGGTAATTCTGGTCTAAGTATTCCGTTTGATTTCCTTGATATCCAATCAGGGCGAGTTCGAATAGCATACTCTTGTTCTTTTACGGATGATTCCATCATCAGTGCATAACGTAACGCATCCATTAAATGATCATTCTCTTTTTTAGGTATTTCATCAAATCTAGGACTCAATTTAGGCTCATCATAAGAATATGTTTCTAATTCCCATACTGTATTAATACAAGATTCATGAACATACAATCTACCTTGTTTGAATAATTCTCTAACAACATTAACTCCATTTCGTATAGAATCTCTACCTTTATTAACTTCTCTAACATTAACTCCACGTCTATTTAATTCTTCGATACCGCCAGCACTTTCTGGGTCTGGGTAACACTCATTCCATTGTAATGCAGAAACATAATCGGCTATTTGAGCATCTGTTTTGCCAGTCTTATACCATTCATCAGATATATAATATGTACCATTGCCTGATTTTTTTAGTGTAATGACACCTGCATAATGTACGAAACCAAAGTCAACACCACCAAATGTTTTAATTATATTATAATCATCATTATTAAATTCTCCTTTTATTATGTGTCTTTCTCTATTAAATTCTTTATACACAACACCTTCTGTTTTTCTAAAATCGGCTAAATACTCTTGTGCAAATCTATCTTCTGTTATTTCTTTTTTAGATTTGTCTATTTCTTCAGTTGGCACAAATGGATTGTCATAAGTAGTAAAGTGGAATGATTCATAGTCTGTATCTTGTATATGCAAGTTATATAAATCGTAAAAATGATTAAATCCTTTTGGTGTTGATATGAATAAACCGCAACCTTTCCTATCTGTGAGAGTAGGTCTTAATACTTCTTGCCAGTTCATCCAAAAGTTACGATATGATGATATTTCGTCTAATACTAGAAAATCAAACATTTGACCTCTTAATGTATCCACACTTTCCCACCCTCTTAATGATATTTGAGATGTACCACCAAACTTATTTTTAACTTTTATCTCTAGTCTACTTTCATTTGGTTGTCCTTCCATAACAGGTAGACATATCTTCTTTAATTCATTCCATGCTATATCCCTAGCTTGTTGATAAGTAGGTGCAATATAAGCTACTCTCCCATCTTCTTTAGCTACAGCAAAAGCAAACATTTCCCAACAAGACAATAAAGTCTTTCCAAATCGTCTACCACAATTAACGACTCTAAATCTTGCTTTGCTTTTAGCTATCTTGCTTTGTGCTTCGTGTAATATCATTACATTTTGAAAGTTGTCTTTTATGATGTTCGTTGGTTTTCTTCATTTATTGAATGTTTGTCTAATAGTTCTTGTGGCATAAATACTATTTTATCTCCTCCACTTGTTATATCTAGTTTCTTTTGTATCCTTTGTTTTAATTCGTTATATTCCTTAATAGCACCAAGTTTAGTCTTTAAATCTGCATGTTGATTTATCAAGAATAAATGTTGCTTATCTACATTCTCATCAGTAAATCCACCAGTCTCTAGTAGTTCATTTATCCTACTAATAATCTTAACGTTGCTTAACATACGAGAGGCACTAGCCATTGCCACTTGGTAGCTCATTGGCTTTTTATTTTTCAATAGATATTCTGCTCCATATACCTGTAAATAGCATTGTGTACCATTACCAAATAGTTCTCTTTCACTATTAACATATAATTGACAAAATTGTTCTTGTTGCAGATTTAATCCTTTTTCTGTTTTTGATGCTGTCTCTTTAGACATTGAGTATTATGGTCTAGCTCCGTATTCCATAGAAGCTTTTACATTCTTATTATTTTCTTTTAAAAAGTTACCTATTTTCTTAAGTCCTTTTATTGGCTTTTCTATATATATTTCTTTTGCTACTTTGAAAGGTGACTCTTTTTTATATTTGTCCCTCATCATTTTTTTAGCTGCTGCACTATATGGCATATTATTTGTGTTTATTATAATTTCTAATCTTATTCTCTATTATACCATAATCTAATCCGAAACCATAAGTTTTTCCTGACATTTCCATTGCTATTTGCGTTAAAAAGTATTTTGCTTGTTTATTATTCATTTTAGATTTAGCAAATTGATATTGTGCGGAGTAAGCCATAAGTTCTTGCTCTAATCTAAAATCTTTATCTTCTATATATTTATCCCACCATTCTTCTACTCCAATTTTAAGCTGTTCTTGTTGATGTATTAATTCGTGTACGTTCAAATGATGTGGTATAAGTAGTCCTGATGGATTAAATAAAGTCATACCATAAGCAAAACAGATACCTTTTTCAAGGATATCTTTTTCTGTAAGGTTGAAAACCTTTTTTATTTGTTCTATATTAGGCGGATATTGTTTTAATACTTCAAATTTCATCCTTGTATTTGTAAATCTGACTCTGATAATCCTTTAGGTAATGGTTCGTCTGTGTATTTGTAAGCCTTCAAAGTAGCTTGGAGTAGAAATTCTTTTACTTCTTCCCATGTTTTATCACTTGGGATTTCTGTTTCAGTCTGCCTTGTTTGGCGACCTTCTGTCCATTGTAGGATTATTTTCATTATTTTTGAATTAGTTTATATTACTTCCTCTACCTAAATCTCTATTGCTCTCATCTCTCCAATCATCAGTACTTTCAAGAGCAGACATGTGTTTAGATAATGCTTTCTCTAGAAAGTCTCCGTAAGTAAGTTTTTGATCTGCTATTGCACCATCAGAAGTTATCAACATACCAGCACCAGAACAAGCATTTTCAAGAGCTAGACGAATAACTTTAGTAGGGTCAACTACTGTTTTTGGTATATCTAATACTACACCAGCGTTTTTCTGTATTCTTTCAAATGGAGCTTTTAATGCTGTATACAGAATAGAGTCTTTTCCTAATATCTTTGCTATTTCTGCCAGTGTTTGACCTCCACCTTTAACATATCCTTCTTGTTGAGCCACTTTAGCTGCTGATACAGCATCTTTAAGTTTTTCTTTAAGATATGCTCTTTCACTTTCAGTTTGAGCACCTACACGAATGATACCAACACCAGAAGCCAAAGAAGCCACTCGTCTTTTTAGTTTTTCTTGAAACATTACATCTTTCTCAAGTTCTATTTGTTTCTTTAAAACTTCTATTCTGTCTTTTACATCTCCTTTACCACCTATTAGATTCACTTCATCTTCAGTAACAGATATTTTTTTGGCAAATCCCAGAGATTCAGTTCTAACACTTTGCATTTGTATACCTAAATTTTTATCTATGAAAGTAGCACCTACAAAAGTTGACACGTCTTCTAATTCTGATGAAGTTAGGGAGGGAGCTTTAATTGCTAGTATTTCAAACAAAGGATTGTTAGATGTAATCTTACCTTCTTTTTGCATTCTTGAGGCTACACATTCTCTTGCAAGCATCTCTATAACTCTTTTTGAATATCCTGATTCTCCTTCTGAATAACCAGATATAATTATAACTTTTCTTATATTGTTTTTAATCAAATCTTCTAACAAAGGTTTTATTTCGTTTTCATGTTCTATTTTATGATTTGTCACCAAGATATGTGATTCTTCCCAAATCGCTTCTTTACCATTGGAGGTATTAGCTAAATATGGCGATGCCATTTTTCCTAAAAACCTCATACCTGTTGTCATTTCTGTTGTTATTCCATACTTTGTAGCCCAGTTATCTTCCACTGATACATAACCATCTATACCTATTTCTCTAAGTAATTTACCAAGAGTTTGTCCATATTCGAGATTTTCAAGAGAAGTAGATATAATATTATCTAAATCTTTATCTTTGAGTTCTTTTGAAAATTTTGTTTTTAGTATCTCAACCGCTTTGTCTTTTTCTGATTGAATATCTCTCCACATTTGCATCGGATTTGATTTTGAACTTCCTAGAAAAGTAGGTTCATTACCTTCTTTAATCATTTTACCTAGACAATGTCTTGCAATTTCAGATGCAATAACTACTGAGCCAGTAGTACCATCACCAGCTTGTTCTGCTGTTCTTTGAGATACTTCAATAATAGTTTGGGCTGCTAAATCTTCAATAGGATCATCTAATACAATTCTACGAGCTATCTCCATACCGTCATTTATAACCCAAGGAGATTTATATTTCATTGGCAATAAACGGTTTCGCCCACTCGGACCAAGTGTGTCTCCAACCATTTTATCTACAACTTCAATGCCTTTTAAAAACTTTTTTTGAGCCTCAACACCATTAACAATTATTTTCTTCCACATATTTCTTCCTTAATTAAATTCTAATACCTATATTATACTACACTTTTATTTGTAAAGCCAAATTGTAGTTCATGTTATTTTGTCTTAACCACTAACTCCACACACTTATATCCCTTCTCCTTCAACTTATGTGTACATACCATTACTTTACCTGTGATAGTAGTAAATAGGTGTCCGTCTTTGTTTTGTAGGGCGTAGTATTTCATTTATCTAATTTTATTTTAATAATTAAACTGTTTCCCATTGATTCCATGAACCATCACAGTTTCCTTGAATACATTTAAACTTTCTATCAAACCTATTCTCCATACTATCTGAGTCTTCCTCTGATTTTTGTTTTGATTCTTGTCTGTTCATCTTATAACTTATTTACTATAAACTCCGTAGAGCTTATATATCCTAATAACATTGCTTTGTTAAAATCATTTGGGTTTTTTTCAAACTTCTGTGCAATTTTATAAAGTCCTGAAAACCAACCTTTTAATACTATTACTTCATCAGGGCTACAAATATCTGTTTTTTTAATTTTTTTCTTTAGTATATGGTCTTCCTCACATAGTAAAGGGTGATTTTTTATTGAACGTTTATTCATTTGGTTTTTTAGTGTGTTTGGTTTCATATATCTATTTGTTATTACTTTAAGAAATAGCTAATACAACTTCTCCAGCTGTTAAAGGTTTAAGCACAGGTGTTGTACCGAGGTATTCTTCAGTCATTTCTAAGAATGACATTTGACTTTCCATATCTTCATATAATACATCTCCCTTTTCTCGTTCTTCCCATTTTTTAGGAAAGACACTGTCTATATCACGATAATATATATTTTCTCCTTTGAATAAGTCTTTTGTTTTTTTCATGGTTATTTTAATTTAAACCCACTAATTTCTTCAAATATTTTACTATCAAAATTAGGGAGTTTTTTTATTAATTCCAAATCTTCTTTTGAGGCTTTTGCCAGTGATTCACTAAATGCTTTTTTGTAATCTAGTTTTTTCATGTAACCACCTGTATATTTTGCAGTACCTATATTTTCTTTTTCTTCATCTGTCATATCTGAAAATTGTACCCATTTATTCACATTAAAAAATAAACAATTCGGTTTTTCTGCTTTTTTCCATTTTTTTGTATCACATTCTTTATTAAACACTAATACTTTATCTGGTGTTATTGTATTAAATGAACCTGTGTTCCTGTCACCTGTGTTCCAATCACCTGTGTTCCTGTTACCTGTGTTGCTGTGACCTGTGTTGCTGTTACCTGTGTTGCTGTGACCTGTGTTCCTGTCACCTGTGTTCCAATCACCTGTGTTGCTGTGACCTGTGTTCCAGTCACCTGTGTTCCAGTCACCTGTGTTCCTGTCACCCGTGTTCCTGTCACCCGTGTTCCTGTCACCCGTGTTCCAGTTACCTGTGTTGCTGTTACCTGTGTTGCTGTCACCTGTGTTGCTGTGACCTGTGTTGCTGTTACCTGTGTTGCTTTGACCTGTGTTGCTGTTACCTGTGTTGCTGTTACCTGTGTTCCTGTCACCCGTGTTCCTGTCACCCGTGTTCCTGTCACCCGTGTTCCTGTCACCCGTGTTCCTGTCACCTGTGTTCCTGTCACCTGTGTTGCTGTGACCTAGATTATCCAATCCATTATTATTACTTGCTTCCTCTGCGTTTAATATACGAGTTATTCTAATATGATTTGTTACAGATTTTTCTTGTCCATCTTCGTCTATAACATCACCTTCACTTTCTATTTCTGCTACTACAATATCATTACCGTATAAATAATATGAATACACATTCCCTAAAGACTTACAAAAATGAAAACCAGAATGGCATAGACTAATTTCTCCTTTATGGTTAAAGTCCTTACCTAATTCATATTGAAAGCCTCGACATTTAAGTCCTTTTTCAAAAGCTTTATAACCATATACTTTAGCCCACCCAGCAGGTAAAATAACATTTTTAGGCTTATCGCCTTTAAATATCTTTTTCATTTCATCTTCTGTAAATCCAGCTATACCACAACCTACTTTTGTAACTAAAAATGTTTTAGTTGGATTTTCTTTTGCATATTCGTATAATTTATTTTTATTAGAATATAGAGATACTTCAGATACTTTCTTCATTTTTTTATCTAATGTAGGAAAAGCATACGATTGTCCCATAATACCTTCTCCTATTCCGTTTATTGCACCGAAACTCTCTTGTGCTTGTTTGGCGGCTCCACCGGCATGATTTCCATTTAGATTAGAGCCGAAAACAAATATTTCATTTTCTTTTAAACTTTCTATTTTTTTTGGTGTTGTCATGTTATTTCAACTTATCTATTAATCCATCTAAAGCCTCCTCTAAAGTGTCGCCTTCTGCTGTTGCTTCTTCTTTATGGATTCCTGACTCTCCTGTTGTCTTGTGAGCGTAGTACTTGTTTTTAAATTCATCTAGCCAGAACTCAAGGTTTGTACCTTTCATTGTTCTTAGTGTGTTTATTTTTTATTGTGTTTTGTTCATGTTATTTAATTAAATGTTTTAATACGTTCATTAAATTATTTAAAGCCTCAACATTTGTCTTACCAGATGTAACGTATTCATTACTTCTAAATATACCTGTGGCTTGTACGTTATTTTTTAGAAGTTTTATGTATATTACTATTTCTAATCCTCTTTCTTTTTCCCACCGCTTGTATACTGCTTCTTTTGCTTTTTGTTTGTTAAATGGCATGTTATTTTAAATATAATAATTATTTATGATTCCATTTTCATATTTATATAATCTTCTATTGTAAGACCACACAATAGGGCTTGCATAGCAGTTGCGTTTGGATTTTTTTCTGCTTCTTCTGGTGGAACACCCTCAATGAATATTCTTCCAGTGGGACAAGTCATTTTAAGAAACCATATTTTATTCTCCTCTAGTTCTTTATTTATTTCTTTATTTTTAATAAGGTATAATTCGTTTTTCCTATCATCTTTATGTATTAATATGGCTCCTTCATTAAGAATTGCTTGATGGTTATATTTTAATGCAACCGTTCTTCTATCAGATATATCTATTGCCATTATTTCTTTAAATGACATTTTTTCAGATACTACTTTCTCCCATAATTCTTTTTCAAAATGTACGCCGTCTAAATAGTATAGTTCATAACCGTCTTTAAATGATACAGCTGGAACTTGGTCTGAATGAAGTCTATCATTTTCTCTTTTTAATACAGGCTTTCTTGAAACTATTGCAATATTAGGTGAATAATATACAGCCCACGCATCTATACACATTTCTATGTAGGCATTTAATTGTTGTGAGTATTTATCTTCAAGCAACAAACCATTATCAAAATAATATTTCTGATAAATATACCAATGTAGCCATGTCGCCTCATTTAATGAAAATCCAAAATACTTTAATTTGTTGTTATAAATGTTGTTATAAATGTTGCTATCAATGTTGCTATCAATGTTGCTACAAATGTTGTTATAAATGTTGTTATAAATGTTGCTATCAATGTTGCTATCAATGTTGCTACAAATGTTGTTATAAATGTTGTTATAAATGTTGTTATAAATGTTGTTATAAATGTTGCTACGAATGTTGTTATAAATGTTGCTACAAATGTTGCTATCAATGTTGTTATAAATGTTGCTACAAATGTTGCTATCAATGTTGCTACAAATGTTGCTCAATTCTAAACCATTGTTTTTAAGAAAATTAATAGCTACTTGAACACCAAACATAGAGTCCATTATCCATACTTCTTTTGGTTGTTCTAAACCAACCATTGTGTATAGTTTTTTTATATTTTTCTTTATTTCATCATCAGTCTGCTCTGTACGAAATATTCTATCTATCCAATATTCTCTATATGGAATAATTGCATCTTTTTGTTTTTTTGTGAGTTGAGTTATCATTTCAGTTTAATTAGTCGCGCACATTTTGTAACTTTTTCAAAAAATAATCATAACTTTGTTTTATAGTTACTTTGTATATACTAGGTTGTATAACATGTGGTGTGTGTACATCTGCACCTGTTTTTTCATGAAATAAGTTACCTAAAGTACCTAGTTTTATATAAGTATCTCCTTCTACTGTGTATATCTCATATGTGTCTTTACTTTCAAGTACATGATGATGTCCAGTTTCACTGTGAGCTACTATATATTTTTTAGTAGTCTCTTTTAATGTTGCATTTTCTGGTAAAGAAGTTATAGGTTTTAATATTACTTCTCCATGTCTTACTATTTGTGGTTTTGTGTTTTTCATATTTTTTAATTAAATTACTTATGTTATAAGTATATAGTATTGCGTTATACTTGTAAATGTAATGTGTGGATAACTATTTTATTTTAACAGGTGTACCAGTTTTCTTTAAAATCCCGTAAACTACACCGTATTCTGTCGGCTCGTTTATATCTATTGAATATGCTTTCTGCATAGCTTCGTCGTATGTGTCACAAGTATAATCTGCATGTTTACTGTCTAAATAATTTACCTTATCCCAAGGTTCTGCCATTACATTATCAAATACAAGATATTTATTTTTATGTTTACATACTAACACTTGATTGTTTGCACTCATTTTATTTTTTTCTTTAATTCTTCGTTTTCTTTTATTAATTCCAGTAGAGTATCAAAATATATTGTACAGAGAGTCTCTGATAAAGGTTGATTGTGTATTTTATAAACTAACACTGGCTCTTTGCTTAAATCTTGTAGCTTCCTAGTCTGTCGCCACCAATCTGGTATTGATAGTGTCTTTTGATTTTTAGCTTCTATGCCTATGTTCTGACCGAGTATCATTAATGAAGTCCATATATCTGCTTTCTCACTATTTGTTGCACCAGAGTTGTAAGATGGTCTAGCTCTGTCGTCTAAACCTTTTTTGATTATCTGCTTACAGATATACTTCTCTAATACTAACCCTTTTTGTTTAGTGTTCACTATTTTAACTTACTTGATAATTTTATATATTGATTATATCCGACTTCGTAACCAAGATTAATTTCTTCCTCCTGTTCCAATTCTTCGCTGTCGCCATAATCAGAACCTCTTAGTGATTTTATTTCTCTTGTGACATCACCCCATGCGTGTCTATAGGAGTCATAAATTCTTCCAAAACTTACCAACTCTGGTAAAGCTATCTTGTAGATAACACCTTCTAACCTATCTTCTAGCCCTAATTCTCTTAAGGTAAGGATAGCCAAATATGTACCTCTAAATCTTCTTTCTCTAAATTGAGTGAAGTCTTCTAGTTTTTTTTGTACTATTCCATATCTATCAATAGTTTTCTTTGCCATGTTAGTAAAGACTATACAATCTGCTTTTAAGCGAGTTTAATAATTCTTTTGTGGCTAGACAATACCTTTTGAGTTCTATCTCTCGTAGTCCTTCCTTTGTTGCTTTCCATTTAATTTTTTTACCTATTGCAGTATTTTCGCCAGAACTTTCAGTGTAGAGAGCTTCTAGTTTCTCAATTTCTGCCAATTCCAGTGTCATTTCTGCAAAGAGTATGGACAAATCATCTCTATACAATTCGAGTTGTTCTTTTGACAATTTTTTTTCACGTACAGATTCAATTAATTCACGTAGTTTCATCACTTTTTGGTTTATGTAGATAAACTCCTTTTGGCATGGTTATTTACCAAAGTTATTGAAAGCGTCATCTATCTTTTCCATAGTGATGTTTCTATCTTCTTCCACTACTCGCATATCTTCTTTTGAAGCAAATGGATCACCACCGCTATAAAGTGCTTCTAGGTTAAGGTTCATAGATTTACATTTATCGACAATACTTTGTGATATAGGCTCTTTAGGGTTTACTGATACTGTGTATTCTGTATCCATACCACTACCTTTACGAGTTACTATAAAGTCATATTCTCTAGGATTACCCCATTTTGGATTTTTAACATAAGACTCCATTGTTGCCATTATTGTCTTTTGAGTTATCTCAAGTATCTGTATTTTGTTTTCGTTTATATTAAATACTGCAAAAGCCCAAAAGTGATTTATACGCCCATCTTTTTTTATATTCGAAGGTACTACATCAAAAGCCTCCCTTTGTCTTACTGGTTTATTGTCTTCTGTGAAGTATTGATACCCAATCACCGCTGATGATAGTACTCTAAATGGATTTTCGCCTTCTATAAACTTCATGTAATTCGAAGCTGTTGGCATTTTGTAATCTTCTGTTGGAAAAAAGTTATTCATTGTTTTTATGTTAATTTTCTAATTTTGATAATATATGTCTCATTATAGCATTTGATGTTTCGGAGTAGTCTTGTTGTAATTCATGCAATAGATGATTTTGTAACCACTGCCACGATTGCTCGTTTAATTCTAGTGTTTTCATATTAGTCATTGTAGCTTCCGCTACCGAAATTACTTATTAATCTGTCTAAATTTATATCCTCTGATATAGACACAAATTGTCTCTCATCAAATCTGTCTCTTGCTTCGTCTTCTGTCATTCCACGCTCTAAACTCATAAAGGCTGTATCGTATTTATTATCTGTTTCCATTATTTTATAGTTGTGATGATTAATAATATTAATACGACCACTACTAGAACTTTATCTCTTTTCTCTGACTCTCTTTGGAGTCTAAATCTGCTTTGATACATAGTTTGTTTTTGCTCTACCCCCACCGCTCATGAAAGAGTGAGGGGAGTGGAACACATGAGCTTTTAATATAACTTAGTTATGGACTAGATAACTTTGTTATGTAAGTAGTATAGCATGTAGCTAGTAAGTTGCAATAGTAAACTGTTGATAACTATTTTTCATCTCTATAATTTAAAAAATGTCCTTCACAAGCATACTCATTCTGAATATCAAACAAATATTGAGCGTGGTCTTCATCAGTAATTACAATTCCATTCTTTTCTATATCATTACATGTATTACAACCACAAGGAGGATTATTTGCGTCTCTAAATACTTTTTTGTTTATTCTTGACTTGAACCAATCTAGTGTCTGTGTAGTTTTCATATTTTATAGTTATCAGTATGTCGGAAATTCCGACGGACTTTCTTTTAAAATTTTAACTTTATATATTTTGTTATTTTAAATGTCATAGTGTTGTTCTTATTTGTTTTTTATTATTTGTAATATTTAAACTTTTAATTTATCTGATAATTGTTTTGAAGCTTCTGATACTTCCGTCTTCATATTCGGCAATAGTACTGGTAATTCTGCATTTTTACCTATCAAATGTTCCTGATTATTTGAAATTAAATAGTTAACTCTATCTCTATAATAATCCACTATGCCATCATAACTAGGACAGTCTCTTTCTATCTGTTTCCAATCGTCGCCATCTTTAGGCTCATAAAAATCATGCCAACCAGTATGTTTATGATAGTGTGGTTCTATAACAATTATATTTGAACCATTTATATATTTATTACCTATCTGTGCAGGTATTTTTTTTCTTTGAGCATAAATAGCTTTTTCTACTTCGTCTTCTTCTATGGATACTTGGTCAGACACATTGTAACCATATCTAACTCTAAAAAATCTTTTTTCTTTATTCATAACATTATTGGTTTATTATTTTTATATTTTTGCCAAGCTGAGGCAAGTTGAGCACCTTTATCTTCGAGTTGAACTGGAGTCGTTATCACTGGCATATACTGAATATTATTTGATTTAGGCAGAGATGATATTATTTTTTGTAATCTATCAATCCCATGAGTTTCAAGAAGGCGAGAAATAGCGGAGCGTTGAGTTTTATTTCCGTACCATTTCTTATAAGCAGAATTTACTTCTTTAAACATATCAATAACTGAAACTATATCAGCCGAGCTTTGCTCGGTATCTTTCCTTTCCTTTCCTTCCCTAACCTCTCCTAACCTATCCTTACCTAACCTAACCTGTGTCGCCATTTCGTCTACCAATGGTATACCAGTTGACAACCTTTTAATTTCTTCCTTGTAAATCTCTAAATATTTACTCGGAGTATACCTATCGTTTCTCAAATAATTGTTTTCTTTCCAGTCTTTTATTACTAATACTTTATCATCAAAAACTGTAATAAAATTTTTTGCTTGTAAAACTTTTAAATCATCTGGTTTACTTTCTGTCATTCTCATAATAGTAAAATGCTCACAAAACCCATCATCATCTGCATTCATTCCTAAATGAAAATACAAATTTTGAGAAGATTGTGGCATCATCAAAAACTGACTAGAATTAGTTATTGTTTTTGAGAACATTCTTCTTTGTGCCATGTTGTTAAAATAAAAAATCTCCGTTCACCGAAGAACAAACATTAAGATTTCTCTTGCAGTTTGCCCCCCTGTGAATGGAGACTAAAAGTAAATAGGGGGCGGTGGTGATTGCTCACATTAATATTCTATAAATTAAAAGACAATAGTGCAAACTATAACCTGTGGACAAGAAATTATATTAAATCTTTTTGTGTGAATGAGCGTAGTCTGTCATGGAGTAAATCAAATGTAGATTTTATTTGTGTGTCTTCCATACAACAATTTTACTACTACACTATGCGTATAGGAAATATATTGTGTGGACAATAATTTACACTATGTTATACTTAAATTGTCTAGTACCTCCTTAATGGGCGTTAAAATTAGACTAACTATATAGCAACAAAAAAGACTCTTCCTTTCGGGAGGGTCTTTTAAGTTACTACTGACTATCCGTTGCTCCTACCAAGTGAATGATGATTGCTTACGAGATAGCTAGTAGTGCGGTTAGTGTTGAAAGAAAACTCAAAAAAATAGTTGTTAGTTGTCTTTCGGGATTATTTTATCATATCTTGATGTGTTGCAATCTGCACAGGTTGTAGATAGTGGGGGATTTAATCCATCGCAGTTGTCACAGATAAAACCACACATTTTTTCGTTGTAGTTTATTTTACTTTCTCCATATCTTTTTTTATTAACTTTTCTTCTATATTCTTTACTTTTTTTAAAATAAATTTCTTTTTTTCTTAATTTGTCGCAAATATTGCAATTCGTTTTAACATCTTTTTCTCTAAAGAAGTCACCAAAGCTTTTTATTATTTTACATTTAGGACATGTTTTAAAACTCATACACACATTTTATCACTACAACATTTAATGTGTGTAAAATATCTGTGGACAATGGGAAAGGGGGGAGGCAAATTGCCCCCCCCTTAGCACTCCCTCTTGTCAGAGCGTCCGCACCGCCTTTCTAGTTGCTGGTTAATACGAGTAGAAGTAGCGTAGCGAAGTGCAGAATGATAAGTCCTGCAATCACTATACTACCCCAAAACACAAAGACTATGAGTGAGTAGAGAAAGTCTCTCATGCGACCTTCTTTATCTGAATGAGCTGTTGCCTCGGTTTCTTGCCGAGGTTAGGACACTGGATACGACTGCAAAAATTCGCAATCTTGCCAAGTGAAGGATACTTCTTCAATCGGCAGAAGTAGAAGAAATCTCTGTCGAGTCTCTTGTACATGACGAGTCCTTTCTAATGTAATTATAACATACACAAAGGAGGCACTGTAGTACCTCCTAGTGAGATGATCACTCTCCTTTCTTTATACAATACACCGAGCGAAACTCGGAGTTGCATGTTGAGGTTTGCGTTCTGGACGCACTACCTTGACTTTGTTCTCCGCTCCGCAGTGAAGACAGGTTTTCTGGTCGGCACGAGTGTATAACCAACAGTTCGTGCAAATACGCTCTGGCAAGTTAATCAATGTCAGCGAGCGAGTCTTCATAAACCCACCTCTTTTCGCATGCGATACAGATTGTGGCGTACATGCCGTTCTGTTCTTCGATGCGGTGATTCTGTTGTGAGTCGCACACGTTGCAGTGTTTGACAGTGTATCCCATAGGAACTCCTGTATATAATTATACGCCTGTTATTTTATATGTAAATAAAAAAGTGGATAACACAAAAAGCCTTTCGGCTCTCTGTGCTTAGCATTATTTAATTAGGATAATCGGTTTTTATCGAATATAACTAATTTAATAATTTGTACCAGTTATTATGGGAGACTAATCCATAGTATCTGGTCTGTAAAATTCTGCCTTTCGGTCTTTGAGATACTGCCACGTGAGAAGTCTTTTACCACACTTGCCTTCTTCGTAGTTACATTCAGAAATAGTTAGACCTTCTTCCTCTACTTTTTCGTTTAGCATGTAGTGAATTGTGCCGTCATAATTTATGATAGTCACGCCACCTATATTCGGAAAAATAGAGTTAGGGATTATTTCTTTAGTGGGTTTTAAGCTTTTTATTTTACTTTTGATGTACAGATAACAGTTGTACTCTATACGCCCAATGGTGGGCAGTTTAGGGGCTAATACAGGGGCTTCTAGGGGCTGTTCTATCATCTGTGCGTGTGCTACTGGGATAGTTAATATTTCATTTATTACTGGTGCTGGGTTTAATGATTGAATTAAAATAGCACCAAGAGAGATGATACGTTCAATAAGCCATTGTGTTAGTTATAAATCCGAGTGACTGTATTATTTTTGTGCAACAAATGCAACAATTTTTCTTATCAAACCAAATGCTGTTTCTGCTACACCATAAAATGTATATCCTAGTGTCACTAGAGTACCTATTTGATCTGCAAGACTTGTTATATCACCACTAATAGCTGTATAGCCAAAATAAACTGCAAGACCTCCAGCCATTTTTATAAATCCTTCCACTGATTTTGAAAGTTCTTGTGGATTTACTGAAGATGATAAAGCTCCAAATTTCTTTTCCATAATGTTTTATTTATATTAAAGGGACTTATTAATTATACTACAATTTCATAAATATATGTCTTCAATTTGCGTTTATCTTCAAACTCACGCCTCCATTCTTCGAGGGTATAATTGCCAGTAAATTTGCCAGCGTTTTTACCAAAAGAATTGTTGCTTGCTATACGTTCGTTAGTTATAAATACACCTACATGTCCGTTCTTACTAGGTGTCCGAGGAGATACTATTATTCTTCCTTTATTTTGCATATCTACTCTTTTAAATCTTTTATCCATAAATAATTTCATGTCTAAATCTTTGGTAGAGGCAAGAATAGGGAAATCTGGGAATACTTTTTTAAGTAAAGTAGATATTACTTCAGCACAGGCTACATCATCAGATATTTCATCTTTTGGTGTGGGGTCTATATCAAGAGCTTCTAAACATACTTTTAAAAATTTATCTTCGTGTGTCATAGGTTTTATTTCTATTGGGATATATTCCATTTCCTCAATCTTGCTTCTTTGAGAAAGTAGCCGAGATAATTCCTCCAACATTCCCCGTAATTTGTTTAATAAGGAGAGCAACATGTGATTGTAATAATTTAATTAATAATTTTTGTAGTTTGTTTACTACACTTTCATCTATCATTTTACCACTTTCTAAAGCTTTTCTAAGCTCATCTGGGGACAAGTCTATGAAGGTAAAAGCACCATTGTATTTTTTAATATAATAGTTTGCTTCCTCTCTTGGTAGTACATGTTTACCTTGTTTACCTGCTTGTAAACCTGCGGAGTTTAATAAAATAAGTCCATCTTTATTCCAACCTATAATAGCTATCATGTGACCAAAACCATCATCAATACCATTAAGGACATAATCGTATATGTTCCAGTGCCAATCTAGTCCCATAACAGCACCTCTTTTTTCGTCTCTGTATTTCCATAAAGTAGCTCTAACATTGTCATAGTGGTCGTATTTACCTGATATTTCTACATAAGCTTTTTTACGTTGTCCGATAGCTATCTGATATAAGTCATTTAAGTTAGGGAAGTTTTTTAAATATCGTACTTTATCTTTATCTTTTATAGTAAAAGGAGCAAATACTTTACCTATTGCACCAACTTTAACATGTCCTTTAAGAGCATATGAAAATGTTTGCCCCCATTCTTCTTCATTTCCTGATAGGCTTTTAGATACTGCAAACGAGTATAAAGGGTCTAGTACAAAACCTTCTTGAATAGAAGATATCGCACAAGTACTGTAAGCGGAACAGTTATGCACGGCACTATTATTTACTATATAAGTTTTATCATCTTCAACTTCAAGATTGTACACTGTTCCATTTGGTCTGAATTGTTTTTTCTCTATTTTATTTATTCTTGCGTAAAAATAGTTTTCATCTTCTCCGTAGTTAACTCCTTTATTTTTATTATAAGACCATTCAAGATAATAGCTCTGTAATCTATCTTTTTTTTCTTTTACTTTATGTAAAAAAGAATGAATATCATTTCTAGCAAGTATTATTTTTATCTGTTCCAAAAGATTTAAAGAAGTCATGCCAATTACTTTTCTTTTTTTACCCTTTGTTCCATCTCCATCAAAAACTCCCCTCACTATATTCATTTGCAATTTTGGTTCAATACACATTAATCGTCTGTTTATTCTTTTATGATTACAAATTTTATTACCTAGTTCATGAAAAATTGAAACCCAATTACTTTTATGAAACGAATTACCACCAGAAATATATACTTTCGTTGTAGTTAGATGTTTATATCTATTTATTGACACTGTTGCACCATATCTTTCCATAACATTTTTTATTCTATTGGCAAAATTGATTTCTTTATAATGTAAAGAAAATGCAACTCGATATTCGTCAATATGACCCTCTGCTAAATACATACCTAATACCCAAAGAAATTCGGGGTCTCTTTCATATGCATTCAAAGTTGTATCCCTTATTATGGTTTTTATTTTTGGTTGAACAACAAAATCTCCGACCCTTAAATCCTCGGCTTTTACTTCCTCTATTTGTTTTTTTGAAATAAATCCTTTTATACCAGTACTGCCATAGTTTTTTATTCTCCTTTTAATAGCAAAAAAAGGATGACTCGGTGTTGTTTCTATAGTTCTAAAGTCACCTTTTATATCAATTTTAACACTATTGCCTTGCCATATTCTTTTTAATTTTTTATTAACTCTTCTAACATTTGAATCTTTTGTTATAACAAATTCTCCTTCTTTTATGTTTTCAATATTTTTGTATGTGAAATCTTCCATCAATACTTTCGTTTTACCATAAAAGCAAAAATCAGTGTCTTCTTGGTCTTGCACCTCTAAATATTCCAGCATGTATTCTTCTGGCAATTCTTCCAGTTTAGGAAGCGTGATGAGAGCACCTAATTTAATATCTCTCTCGTCTTTTTTTTCTTGTCTTAATCCACTTGATATCATTTTGATAATATATTAAATATTAAATACTTTAATCCAGCACCAATAATTGCTATTCCTCCAAATATACCAGCTACCCATGCAATAAATGTTTTTGTACCACGAGCAGTAATCAATATTTGGTGTACATCTTTCATATCGCCTAACATTTTTTCAAGTGAATCAGTTAAATATTGTATAACTTTTTGTTGTTCTTTATTTACTTCTATTTGTGCAGAAAGTCCATCAGTAAGGTCTTTTTGTATTTTATCTATTTTTCCATTAACAACTATTTTTATAGTTGACTCCACTGTATTTTTCACTTCTTGTTTATGTTCAAAAAACAAGTCATTAAAGGTATGTATTAGGCTTTCACGACTTTGGTTCCTCATATCTCTTTCTACATCCATTGCTATTTTTTTTACTTGTTTTGTGTCCATGCCTAGTTTACTTACTCTCAATAATTTCTGGCTCTACAGCCTCGATAACATCTGCTTTTACTTCTTCTTTTACTTCTGGCACTTCTGTTTCAATCACAGCTATTTTTTCTTTTTTCTTATCAATTACTTCTTGCAATTTAGTAATCTCTGCATTCAATTGGTCGATAGGGTTAACATATGAGGCTATAAGCTCATCTCGTCTAATAGTAAGGTCTGACTTTTGTATTTCAAGTTGTTCTATTTCTCTTTTAAAACCAGAAAGGTCAATCAAAGACACTTTAATTTCCTCTGGTACTACATATTCAAGAGTTTTAATTTCTTCTTTGATAAGTCCGCTTTCGTATAGTGTGTATTTTACTTCTTCTGTTTTCATATTATTTGTTTTTTAATTTAATAATTTCTCGTTGTTGATATATAAGCACTAATCCAAATATACCAAATACAATCCATTTCCAATTTTCTTCTGCACTTCTTTTTCCTTGTCCTACATATTGAGGTAATGCTTCTATTTTTGTATCAAGTTCTTGAATAGCCTTTGAGTTAATAGCAATTAAAGCTGGTAAATCTATTGAACGAGCAATACCTTCTTTGTCGTATCCATCTGCAAGATGAGAATCTATTTCTTGTAAAGATTGTGCTCCAAAACCATAGCGAAGTCTGTCTGTATTATCATTGTAGTAAAAAGAGCTTGGTTGTATTTTATTTACCATTTCAAGAGCTGAAAAAGTAAGTTTCTTAAGTGGTGTTTTTTGTTCTTCGTCAGATACAGTACAGGTAAGAGCGGCATTTTCTGTAACTTCTTTGGTTGTTGCATTAATACATACTGAATTTGGTGTTCCTGTAGATCCAGTAAGACCATTTACTGCCATAGTTCCTGTGACTGATAAAGTTTTCCAAGGTGTAGTTGTCCCCACTCCCACATATCCATTTCTATCAACAATCAATAATGTTGCAGTAGAAGAACCAATGATAAGTGGTGTCGCTCCCGCAGCTGCATTGATTGAGAGAGTGCCAAATGCAGTAGTAGTTCCAATACCCAAATTACCAACAGTATCTATTCGTGCTCTTTCTGCACCACTGATTCTAAACACATGTGCCGCTGCATCAAAGTTGGTGTTTGCATAAGCTGCGGTGTTTCTGTTATATGTTTGGAAGGTAACCGCACCAATGGCAGGTATTATTTCAGACGCAGCGGTGCCGCTATTACCACCTACTACAAGTTTTGCAAGAGGATTCGCTGTCCCAATACCAACATTTCCATTATTCAACAAAGTTATTATAGGAGTTGTTGTCGCATATACATCAGTACTTGTGCCTATATACAAGTTTCCACTTCTGTTAGATAGAAGCATGTGTTTTGCATCTGTACTTCCTGCGGAATCTGATATAGCAAAGTCAGGGCGTGTGCCTGCAACTTGAAGTCTCCATGCAGGTGTCGTTGTTCCAATACCCACATTCGCACCTGTGTAAGTGACAAAAGAAGAAAGAGAAAGACCACTGTCTTTGATTAGCTTACCTGTTGTGCCGTCGAATAGGGCGACGTTAGAGTCAACGGATGAAACGGGTCCGACGACATCACCAGAGCCACAAGTGCCTAGTGTATAAGTAAAAGGTGAGTTATTAGATATAATAAGACATTTATTTAAATCTCCTGCTGTTGCAGTACCTATGCCAGTGCCTCCTTGAGTTGCGGTTATGATTCTTGGATTGCTTCCTAAAGTAAAATCTTGACCAAACAAACTTGATATCAAGATTAAACCTATCGCTACAATTTCTTTAATGTTATTTAAAAATTCCATATTATTTTCTTATATAGATTATGTCTGCAACAGTATTATCATCAGGTGTAAATAATAATGTTATTATTTTACCAGATACAGTGAAATGAACACCTAGTTGTTGTTGTTGACCTTGATAATTGAACCAAATTGCTTTTCCATTTGAAGCAATGTTGTGTACTAAGTTTATTGTAGTTGTTGCAGATGATAGGTTTGTACTTTGTGTTTCTACATTACCCATACCACCACTTCTAAACGTAGTATTATTTGTGTTACTAGATGTCTCGTTCGGAGTATTTTTAAGTCCTGTACGATAGTCTAATTTTTTCTGTTCTGGTAATGATTCAATACCTCTTGCTATCTCGTCAAAAGTAGGTATTTTTAATTTTGGCAATAATTCGTTAACAGTTTTTTTATAATCTACTGTAATAGTAGAAAACATATTCTCAATCATTTCTTTTATTTGTCTTTCCGATGGATAATCAAGTCCTTCGATTGGTGTTTTACCGTCTTCACCTTTTTCTGGCGGTGGTATTTGAGATTTTATAATTTCTGTGAGTTCTTCTATTGTAGGTACTTTTCCATCTTCACCTTTTATAGATTCCCCTTTTTCACCTTTAAATAGCTCTGGGTGTTCATAGACATATTCTTTTACACTATTAACAGCTTCTTTTATTAATGGATTTATTTCTTTTTTTACAGCCTTAATTGCTTCATCTCTCTCTTTTACAAATTTATTTATTATTTCTTGAGTCTTTTGTTCAAAAGCTTTCATTACTATTTCATTTGCAACAGATTTTAATTGCTCAAGATAAAGCAGTGTAGCAAATGCAGGGTCTTTTTTTATTTGTAAATATTGGTCTAGTCTTTTCATATATATATTATAACATTTATTCTTCTTCACTAAATATACCAGAAAGGGCATCAACTAAGACTTTTCTCATTGTTGGCTCTGCTTTTTCAAGTGCATTTACAAAAGGTTCTGCCTTTTTACCTTGTTTACCAACCCATGCAGTTACTTGAGCCACTCTCTCTGGCGGAACAATTGTTTGTATCAATCCTCCTACTCTGTCGCCAATACTAGCAGATGTCCTGCTTATTCCTTGTGCCATTTCTCTACCTGCTTCTATTGATAATAAATCCTCTCCACCTGTCATCTTACTAATAACATCTCTAGCTATTTGTTTATTTGCAGTAAATAAATTAGCTACTTTCCTAGATACTTGGTCAATAAGTTCTGGTGTTACAGATTTTCCAGTTATTTGTCCCATTTGATTTTCTAGTTGTTGAATAAACTGCATAGCTGTCTTATATTCATTATTCATTTCTCTAATACCAGGTACTCGTTCAGCTACATAATCGTCTATTGAATTTACAACTTTATATATAATTGCATTTGCTCTCTTTAGACTAGGAGATTCTGCCCTAGCATACCCTTCTATTATTTGACTAAGCCTATTAAGACCAGAAGGTGTTATATCTGTCCAATCAGAAAACTTGTTAACAACTCTACTCATAACCGCTTCTTCTTGTTGATTTAGAGATGAGTTTGAAAAATCAAATCCACTTTTTGTTGAACCAGACACATTAAAATCTTTAAGTCCACCAGTGACATATTTCTTTAGAGACCCCAAAGATAAGTTAAAATTGTTACCATTTGGGTCTTTAATTATGGAAGTACCAGTTTGCGGATTTATCAAAGTCATACCATCTTTTTTAGATACTCTAAAATTAGACAATACTTCTGTATAGTTTTTTTCTATATCATCCAATGTATTTGAATATGTTTGCTTTGCAGATTTTGCAAAATTCTTAGTGAAATCCACTACTGATTTTGCACCACTTCTTAATACTTGGACTGGATCACCTTTTATACCTTGCATAGCTAATTCTGGGTCTTTTAAAACTTGTTCCACAACTTCTGAACCTTTAGAAGTCAATAAACCAGCACCACGTTTAAATATGTTACTTAAATACTTTGCTCCTACCTTAAGAGTTCCAGGTATAGCTTGTGATGCTAGAGAAATACCACCTTGTTGAGCTAGTTTAAACTTACCTTCTTGTGCAGATAAAACACCAATATCAGCAATAGTTCTAGCTAAAACTCGTTGAACAAATGGTAATGATTTTGTTGCAGTACTTACTTTACTTAGAGGAATAGCAAACTCGACAATACGTTCAATTCCTTTACCTATTTTTTGAAGAGTATTTGTTGCTTTTAAGGTTTCTTCAGGTATTCCAATTTCATTTTCAGGTATTCCCATAGCTTTACCTAGTGGTTTGGCAACAACATTACCAATATTCTGTAATGTTTCCAAAGCTCCTTTGCCAGCTCCTTTAAATACATCTACATTAGTAGAAGTTTCTTTTGTAGAAGAATTATCAGAATTAAGAAAATTCATTTTTTCATCGGCTGATTGTGAATCACTAGTTAAAACTGGCTTATCAATACCATATTTTTTTCTTGCTTCTATTATCTGTTCTGGTGTGAGAGCCATATTATTTAGAAGTTAAAACTTGTAAAATATCTTCCCATGAATACCCATCTTCAACCATAGAATTGACCGTTGGTTGTAATTTAGGGTTTTTAGTATACAAGCCTTTTACTTGTTGATTAGCAGGTACTATTGGAGTCACATCGGAATTTATATTATCTGTTTTAAATAGTTCATCATAACCATTTATTCTAAATCTAAAATAAGCATCAGAACCTGTTAAAAAATTTTCTCTAAGAGAAGCTATTTTAGCTGCATTTAGCTCTTTATCTTTTCCAATACTAGGAAATACACTCTCATATGCTTTACCTTCTGATTCTGTAAATGCTGCACCAGAAACAGCCCTTCTAAAGCTAATTATTGACAAAGCAATATCATTTGCCATTCTTGCTAGAGCTGGGTCAGTAATTTTTTTATTAATTGAATCATAATCTGCTTTACCAATTTTCTCAAGACTTTTTTGTGAAATATTAGTAAATATTCCAGTATCAATTCCAGCGTTTTCAAGCTGTTGAAGTCCATTCTCAACTTTGTTAAGAGATTGTAGTCCTTGTTCATATCCGATAATAACTTGTGAGTTTGTTTCTCCAAATGAATTCTTTGCATATTGCATTACAAGATTTTTTGCACCATTTACATCTCCATTCAACAGCTTTGTCCTTATTGCTTCATCTGCTCGCTTTCGTGCATCAACTGTAGCAAATTTCATACCCTCAAGTGCATCATTTATTGCACCTGTAGTATCTTTTCCAATACCAGGGACATCAGTAACACCAACCCCTGAGCCTGTTTGTGTAATAGTTTTAGGTTCTCTTCCAGCCGCACCTTTTAATTTAATGTAATCAAATAAATTATTAACTCCACTTGGTAAAGCTCCTGGTATATTTTTTAGGATAAAATAATCCTTTGCATCCCCAGTTAATTTTTCCTCAAATCCTTTAGAATCTTCCTCTGGCGGTAAAAATCTTTCAAGACTTTCTTTTATTTCTTTAGTAGTTAAAGTTTTTCCAGATGCCTCAAATATTTCTTCAATAGTCGAATAACCACTGTTTATTGCATTAAATACTGCATTGTCAGTTTTAATCTCACGATTTATTTTATTTGACTCTTTTGCTTGTTCTTTTATCAGATAAAGAGCTTTTTCTTCAATATTACCTAACTCTTGTGTTAATTGTGCCGCCAAAGACATAGTATTAGACTCTAGTGCTTGGTTGATATCTGCTACTTTATAATTGTATTCTTGGTCTAATTTTGATATTTCATTTATACCTTCTTGTTCTTTCATTGTAATAAAACTTTCTGCGGACATAGGACTATAACGAGATATACCAGAGCGTTGTAATGCTGTTTCAGTGCCTCTGATACCTCTGTTAAAACTTTCTTGCATCAAAGACTTTCTTTCAGTAAGTTGTCTATTAAGTGAGTTTATTTGTCCTTGTGCGTTAGTTTGTTGAGAAAATATGGATGTATTGAATACATTTTTAACATTTTCTATTTGTTTATCAAGTCTACCGATGTATTCTCTGTTTATTTTTTGTTCTGGCGTTTCGTCTTCGTTAAGTAATTCAGTAGGTATGTCTGATTGTTGATTTTGAGTTTGTTGTGATTGCTTGTTTTGCACTTGTGTTACTCCTTTAATAGCTTTGTTTGCTGTATCTATTTTAGGTTGTATTTTAGTTTCAAAATTAGTACGAGCAGTTGATGTAGCAAGCACAGAAGGCTCACCTCTTTGAAGACTTGCGTAATTTTGGGCTTGTTGAAGTCCTACATCTGATAGGAATTTAGGATTAACTGAAGTATTGGCTCCAGTCATTATCATTCCCGAATTGTCTTTTATTAAATCGTTCATTTTTAATACATAGTAGTTATAACA